AATTTATTTAAAACTGCCGCTGATGAAATATCAATGGGTGTTCAAACTGGAAACAATGCTCTAAGAAATAGAGGGTTAAGTAGATTTATACAGTTCCAAGCAGCCAAAGCTGCTCCTTATACCGCAGCATATGTAGGTACAGCACTCTACAACAAAGAAGATGTAGAGGAAGTATACGATAAACTAAGGAGTCAACTCCCTCCTTGGGCAAAAGACAATGCTATTTTATTTTTAGGTAAAGATAAAAAAGGAAAAGATAAGTTTATTGATCTAACTTATCTTGAACCAGATAGTCATTTATTAAGTCTAGTTATGCCCACAATACTAAAAGCATCTAGAGGTGAAGACGTATCAAAAGATTTAGACGATGCTGTTAAAGAGGCTGCTGGAAAATTATTTGAACCTTATATATCTCCCACTCTTTTTACGGAATTAATGGAACCGCTTGCATCAGGAGTATTCAAAGGAGTTAAGGGTGATTATGAAGGTTCTGCTAATGATCTGTCTAGAGGTGCGCGTCAGATGGCTAAAGCTGCAATGCCAGGATACGCGAAGATGGCAATGGATATAACAGTAGGAGATACTAACTTAGCTAATCTAGTTATGGCTGATGAATCTTTTTCTGAATTAAAAAATACTATGTATTCTGTTCCATATAAACCTTTAGATGAAGAAATGTCAGTTGTAGATTCTTTATTTAAAAGAGGTATTATAATTCCTGGCTTAAAGTTACAAACTATTGATCCAGTAGAAAGCACAGGATTTGCTTTATCAACAGTTAATAGAAGTATAGCTGGTTCTAAAAGATCATTTGCTCAAAATTTAAAAAGAAAAATTAGAGAACCTTCTTATAAAATAGATGTTAAAGAACTTTTAGAAGATTATAGCAATATTTTAGAAGAACAGTTTGTTGCTCAAAAAGAAGTTAAAAAAATATATCAAGACTTAGTTAGGTCTGAGGGAAAGGACAAAGCTATAAGAATTTTAAGAAGGTCTTCTATTAAACAAGTCCTTCCTTCTAACAGAGCATTACAAAATATTATTAATTCTAACAGATCATTACCTAATACTTTATCGTCTAATAATAAATATTGGAAAGAGGTTATCCTAGACTTAGAGCAAGATAAATATAATAACGTCCAACCTTACATGGATTATTTAAGAAAACAAATGAGGAAAGTAGAAGATTTTTATTTTGATCGTGATCTATCTAAAGAACCACCTACTATTGAGATAGAGTCAGACTAATGGAGATGGACACAGAATTTCTGTTCCAGATTGGAGCAGTCATAGCTTCGTTGTCTGGTGCATGGGCATTAGTAAGATCACAGGTATCTACATTAAAAGCTAACCAAACTGAAATAAAAGCTTATGTAGATGAATTAAACAGAGAACTAGATACAGCAGAGAATACTGTGTCTGTTTTAAGAAGTCAGATTAAGGTTCTTACAGATATTCTAAGTCCTGGTAATCTTGAAGAACAAAATAAATGGAGAGGCGCAGTCTCTGAAAGACTAAAGAAAACAGAGTATGAAATATTGGCACTCCAAAAAATGCATAATGGACGACATCCTGCCGTTGAAGAGATTAAGATTAAAAAATAAGGCTTAAAATTAGCCGTGCAGTGCAGGTAAGTAATATCCCTACTACCATACCACCAGAATATAAGTTAACTTTATGTGTGTTTGATTGTCAGGCGCACAAAGGATTTAGGCTATTTTAGTACATGTCCTTCCCTGGATTCCAGGTATTCTTTCCTAACATTCCTTTTGGGAACAGATTCTATCTTTTTTCTTATGTGTTCTGCCTCATCAAGGTCTTCTTCTTGTTCTTCGTCAGCAAAGAAATCACATTTTAAAAAAAGTTTTGATGTTTCTTTCTCGCCTAAGATTTCAAGATACTTAACTATGTCATCTTCTATTTCAGCTACGTTCTTAGGAGCTTCGTCTTCCTTACTAGAACGTATGCGAGACAACACCTCTAGTGCTTTGATAGCGCTGTTTGTATGTCCGTTGTTCTTTGCGTAGGTATATTGATTTTCTATTTCAGAGACAACGTCAATGCGTGTCTCTACTTCTTTCTCTAATTCTTCTATTCTTTCTTTAATGTCTCCTCGCTGCATAAGTCTATGACCCTGCGTATGTGCAGAACCTTCAGAGTAGCCAGCTATCTTGGCTGACTCTGTTGCGTTGCGATAGAGGACATATGCTTGACAGAACTTCTCCTGTCTTATCTTTAATTCAGTCATAATTAATTACAGAACTTATCCCATGTTTCATTGTGAGCAAGTATGCGCCTTGCTGTTCCGTTAGAAAGTTTATCATTGTCAGAAATAAGGATAGGCTTTACCCAACTACAGTAAGTCTTTCCTCCTCCAACGGTTACGCAGCTTGCTAACAACAGAGTCATTAGACAGACGCTCAATATCTTCTTCAACTTTATCTCTCTTCCTATTTTTTTCTATTGCATCCTCAAGTTCTTTTTTCTCTGCACTATTCTTACCTGCTTTATATGCAAATAAAAGAGGTAGTATTTTAGTGAAGATATTAACAACTGAGGATACAATAGAAGATATTACAGGCATTTTGTTTTTAACCTTTTTCTTTAGCTTTACCTATTGTTATAGACAAAAATTCTACTGCTTTATAAATCTTGCCCATAATAGTATCAGGGGAGGGTGTTCGTGTACCAGCTACAATAATACTAGCTATGGTAACAATACCTGTTAACGTACTTAAAATTACATCACTGTTGTTCATGATAGTTTCAAACATATTAAATCCTTTCTTAGGTTGCTTGTTTCTCTTCTATATATTTAGTGTAGTGTGTTGGATTACTTTTCTTAGAAAGTTTGTAAACCTCAGATACTAATGTATTCTCTCCATAAAAATTGACCATCATTTCAACTTGAGGATTATCAAATAACTTCTCACAATCTTGTGCCATTGCAAGAAGTTCGCCAGTAGTCCAGAAATGACAGTCGCTTATTTCTACCGGCATATATTTAGGTCTTACACCATCATCTAGCTTTTCTTTTTTCTGTTCATCAGAAAGACCTTCTATTGAACAATCAAAACCAAACAGATGGAAGTTCCTAAATCCAAATATGTGCATCATGCCAATTGATCGCATTGCCGCACATGTACCACCGCTAACAAACGTAGCGTTTTCTTTGTCTATTTTTAAATTATAGTCTATCTCAATCTTACCACTTACTATATCAGCAACAGCTTGAGAGAAAGCGTGCCACCCATATACATTCTTTGTCTTATCCAGTATGAACTTAGTAACACTAGGGTCAGTCATAGACGCAATAAAGAACTTAGTAACTGGATCAATCTCTTTAAACAACTCTGTTCGCACAACACCGTGTGTACTAGTACCAGTTATTGGGCGAGGGTCAAGTATAACACACGCCCAAGGTTGAATACCAGCCTCTAAGAGTAAAGGATAACTATGTTTTACACACACTATTTTCGCATCGTATTTTTTCTGAACAGCTTTTAATTCTTCAAAGTCCATAGAAGGACCAGCGGATGCTACAATTACATGTTCATTATTAACATCACAGTTTTGAACAAAGTCCCAATCTTCTATTAACTCTACGTTATCGTTTATGTTGTCCAGTATATCGTCTTTAGGTACGCAATCTTTAGGTTGAATTATAATAGGTGTTCTACTTAATTCTTTAGGTAGGTTAGGAAGGTCATCTGTTTTTAACCTAACAGCTAAGTGAACAGTACCACCATCCTTCACTCTATCTTGAGAAGGCAAGACAAATATCCTTGTCTTCTCCATTGATTCTACAAGACGGTTAGTTCCTAGAAAATCATCACCAGGAATTTTATCATCTATATCCTTACTATAGTAATCATCTAAGACTACTACAGGAACATGTATTAAATTTTCATAATCAGATAAAATAGTTTCTTCACTATGACCACCATCTATAAAAGCAAAGTCAGCTTTCTTTAACTCTTTCTTTGCTTTCGGCATAGTTTCTTTTGAATCACCTTTTAATAAAGTAAAGGTGAACGTCTTCTTATCCTCTTTCATCTTACCAGCAAAGTCTTCAAGACGTTTCTTTACTGCATCAAAATTATTATGAGGTTTGACGTTTTGTTCCTTACGATCTATCTCAAAGGTTGCGTCTTCAAACAAGTCAAAACCAGTATAGTGTACTCGCTTACTGTTCTCGAAAGCAGCCAAGGCCATTTCTATAGCTCTGCCTCCATTCCAAGTTCCAACCTCTACAATTCTCTTAGGTTTATACTCTCTAATGAGAACAGCTAACTGATGATAACGAGGTAGACTTACATCAGGAGTAACGGTGTCGTCATCTATAGTGTTTTTTAAATTACCTTTATAGTGAATCATGAAGTCAGCTAACCTAGACTGAGGGAAAACAGCTAGACCAGAAGCACCTTCACTTAAATTATGAACCTTCATGCCATGCGCTGCATATATCTTAATGAACCTAGTCATAATAAAAGCATCAGTCCACTCTCGATAGGCCAACACTTCGCCTATATCGTAGCATCCTCTTATGTCAGCTAAGAAGTAATGACTGTGCATTGTATCTAGATTAAAACCAATAAACCCTGTCTCACTAAAATCAATATCTGTTCTTCCTAAATGTATTAACTCTGAATCTTTAGGAAAAGCCTGGAACAAAATTTCTTCAGACAAAGGGGATGTAGTCAGTACATCTGCATCCATCCATATAAGCCAGCCACCCTTGGCTTCGTTCTCTGATACCTCAAGAAAGTAATCTGTGAGAGCATATACTTTGTGACAGAAACGTAGAGCATCCATGCGAAAGTCATAAGGCATCTGACCATTAGATGTACCGTCATAGCCTTTCATCTTATCTAAGAAGATAGCTCTGTCTTCAACCTCATCTAAGTCTCTGTACTCAATAATAGGTGACTTAGGAAAGTCTTTCTTCTGTTCTTCAGTTACAGTGTCATAATAAACAATAAGCTTTAAATCATTTGCCCAGTGTTCAACGACAGACTCCAACATTTTTTTTGCATATATGTCGTAGTGTTTACCTGAAAAGGATGTTACAAATCTAACCATTTACTTTAACCATTTCTGAATATAATTCTGACCACTCCATAGCATATTTATTATCTATGGTTCTTCGACCATCCCAGTTGCTGTATATTGGACCGCCTGTAGTAAAGTGGACACACTTAGGTTTTGAGTTAGCAGGGGAATGTCCGTCTAACCAGTTCCATTCTTGAGGCATAGACCCTATAAGATTATTCTCATATTCTCTCTCAAGAAAAGCAAACCTATGTAACCAAGAACCATTCCTTGTGTTTACATCATGGACAGTAAAATCTTTTAGTGCTTCATGTCCACAGTTCCACATAACAAAACTAGACCAGTTCTTTCTCTGATAGTTAGACTGAACACGGTTGTCCATTTTTAAACCACCGTCAGTAACGTGATCATGTTTCACACAACTAACAGCAAAGGAAGGATTACAATACTCATCAAACAATTCAGATATGTCTGTCTTCACAAACATATCGCAGTCCATAAATAAAGCGTACCCTTCAAATTGATTTAAGAAAGGAACTAAAAACCTAGTGAAACTAAATTCAGTTGAGAAAGGTTTACCATCAAAACAATCTACAAATTGATTGTCTTCGTTTATTTCTTTTCCTCTAAAGTAAAGACCTGCTCTTCGTAGTGCATTCTGCTTTAGTGGGATTATATCTACGGGATGGTTTGTATTTTTTCTTATACTGTAGGACAGAACATCAAAGTAAGTCTTTTCTTTTTCGTCATACCCTACATATATCTTGTATGGTTTATCTAACATCTTTATGTGATAGGGGGTGAAGACAATACCCCACCCCCTATGCTACCTATTTTATTGGAATTACTTTTTTATGTTGGTCATCTGCTTTCATTTTCAGCCTAACTTTTAGTAAGCCGTTTACCATTTCCGCAGCAGCTACAACATAGTTAGGGTTTAAAGAGAATGTTCTTTTAAATTTTCTTTTTGAGATATTTCTTACTACAATAGAGTCTAGAATTTCTTCTGTAGCTTCTTTGTTGTTATAAAAATCACTAGAAGCAACAGTTAAGAAACCATCTCTTTCTTCTACTGTGATGTCTTTTTTTGCATATCCAGCTAAAGCAATCTCTAAAACATAACCATCCTCTCCGTCCTTATTAATATCGTGAAAAGGAAAAGTAGTTGCATTGTCTTTGTGGAAAGATATCATTGGTGAAGATGAGTGATCTTCAAACCCAAGGCTAAAGTTCTTTAATAGATTCTGAACATTTTCAGTTTGTAGTATTGTATTCATAGTATTCTCCTGTTAAGCAAGGTTATATAGCACACATTATGTCATGCTGTAAAAAGAATACTACAAAAAGAAACTATAGTCAAGAAAATTTTTCACCTCTGAACCAACAGGTCATAGCAGACCTTTCTCCTTCTTTGACTTTAGTTACTCTGTGAAAAATAAAAGAAGGGAAGACAACAATACTTCCTTGTCTCCTCATTTCTTTTATAGTTTTAAATCTATTAGGTGCTTGGGGGTGAACAAAATTTTGTACTTGGAAATCACCCCCTTTAAAATCATCGTTGAGTGTTACAGAGATAGCTAATTTTCTAAAGTAAGGATCGCTTTGTTTCTCTACTCCTGTATCTACATGCCAATCATAGAACTGACCTTTACCATAAAAAGATATTTGAGGTACTTCAAAAGAAGTTAAACTAAAATTCCAACCAGCTTTTTCATTAGCTATATCTACATACAATTCTAGTATCTCAGACAACTCGTCATTAGCTAACCATGCAACTCTGTTGTTCCTTATCTCTGATAATACTACATCGTCGCCTTCTTTAAAAACTTCTGCCTCTTTGGAGTCTAGTTCTCTTGCAACAGTAAGCATACCATCACAAAATTCCTTTGGTAGAACTTCCTTAAAGCAATAGTGAGTTAACATTTATACCCCACAACTACCCCCATGGCCTGTAATGTCACAGATATCATGTGTTTCTACACCCTCTTCAAACTCTTCTCCTAATTTATCTACAGCTTCAGAGTAAGGTACGTTTGTTAGGGGTTGTCCTCCACGACATGAGTCAGGATATACGGTGAAGCCTCTTAATCTATGAGCATAAGATGCAAGAGTGTTTGTAAATTCTTCTACAGTATCCTCGTTGTTAGTCTTACTACCCCAAGATGGTAGATTAATTGTAGAGGAAATAGACATGTCTACATAATCTTGAACGTCAGCCTGGAACTTTATCCTACGCTTATAGTCATCTGCTAAATCTAAAGCAGACTCAATATCGCCAGGAGCAGTACCGTATAAATCGATAAGTTCTTGTGCTGCGCTATCTACTACATATTGATAGTGCCAACGTGTACCACCTTTTAAATATCTGCGCTTATAAGCCACAGCAAATATAGGTTCTACACCTGTACTTGTGCCAGCCAATATACCTATTGACCCAGTAGGAGCGATGGCACGGTTAGCTACAGGACGGCTGATATTAAACTTATCCGCAGTCTCTTTAGATATTGAATCGCTCTTTCCTTTATAGACCGAGAGCCACTGATGAAGTTCTTCTGTCACCTCATACTTGTAACCGCGCTTGATAAGCCACTCATGGATACCCATTAAACCAAGGCCAAGCCTACGATTTTTCTCCCTTACTTTATAAACCTTATCGTAAGGCAGCTTTGCTCTTAGCGTTCCGCACAATAAAAACTTAGTCGCTAGTTCAGTGATATCGTTTAGTTCTTGTAGGGTTTCTATCCGGCCTAGATTTAAAGAACCAAGGTTACAAACATCACTATCGTCACCACCGTCAGCCGCAAAGCAATTGTTAGCAGTAACTTCCGTACAAGCATTGCGTAATGTTTCGTTTTCTTTCTCAAAGAAGTTGAAACTAAATCCTGGTTCAGCAGTCTTTAGTGCTTGAGCAACATTCTTTTTAAATATTTCTCCTACATCTCCGGTATTCCAATAGTTTAACAGCCAATCAGTATCATAGTTAACACTTATGTTTGTCATGTCTAAAGGAGCAGGGAAATTAAAATCTTGTTCTTTAATCTGACCAAGAGAAAAATCTGTGTTTCCTACTGGCATTTCATACCAGTTCTTGCATTCTAAAAATTTACTTACGTCAGCATGTTTCCAATTAAGACTAGCGTAGATGGCTGAACGCCGGCTACCACCTTGCATAACCCTTCGGCCAATTTCGTTCAACATCTGCATCTTAGGTATAGGTCCAGAGGACAAGCCTCCAGTGCCAGCAAGTATGCGTCCTTCTTCTCTATATATAGAATAGTCTACCCCTATTCCACCACCCGTCATAAGGCATGACTCGGCTTTCCAGGATAGGTCAGACCAATCTTCCCTCGTATCTTCTTCAGCGCAGAGCAAGTAACAATTATTGAAAAACTTATTAGTGCGTCCAGCGTAATACAAATATCTGCCACCAGGAATAAACTTTAACTCTGTAATGTAATTAGCAAGAGCAGTCTTATCTTCTTTGCTCATTTTATCCTGACAAACATCCTCCACTAGAACGCTGGCTAAACTTGACCACGTTTCACATCCAGTATGTGCGTATTTGTGTTTAAAAATATCTTCACTAAATTTAGAGCGGAACATAGGATTTTCATTTGAGCGAAACTGTGACATATATTAGCGTCCTTCCTCTTTTTGGTCATGGATGTGGAGCATAATTATTGCATAGTGAATTACCTTTAACAAATCTTTTCTATTCCTACCTGCTTTTTTCCCATACCTCTTACAGTATTTCAGTATGTTACCTATGCAGAAACCTTCTCCATATCCTGCATCTAAAATTACATCTGTCGCTTGATATTTACCTTGGGCATAGTGTTGACTATAAGTCTCATCAACGTAGTGGTGTATCTCTTCTAAATAATGTTCTTCATCAAACTGGTACATAGGTCTTTTCCTAATTAAAAGTTAAGACAGTGTTTATTCTTTTCCTCACAAAGTCAATCTCTTTTGACCGTATAACTTTATGAGCGAATGATCGTACATAATCAGGATCAACATCCGCTATGTCACAGACAGTCGTAAAGTCATCTGCAGTTACCCCCACAGAGCAGAAGAACCAAGACATAGATGTCTCCCTTGCTGCTATAGCTTCGTCTGATTCCTTTGACGTTATCGGTTTAGTAGCGTCAAGCATGGCTTGCAATATAACACTCATAAACAGAAGCTGTTCTGGATCAGCCTTTCTTTTTTTTATTATCTCTTCTATTTCTAGAAGAATTTTTGTTTCTTTTTTTTCCACTTATCCACCCTTCAGGAATACCATCAGATAGTTTACAAAATAAAAACCCCTGCTTACTACACCAGTCAGCATAGGTTGATTTAGCCCCTTTATAAAGCTTAGTATTAGGGTTGTCGAATACAAATCTAACGTCCAAATCTGGATTACTCTCTCTAAGAAAGAGATGTTTCTTTCTGTCATCTAAAGTAAACCTACCTTTAACTTCTAAAATAATTTCATTGTCTAAAACAAAATCAGGCAGATACTTTTTATTCTCAATCCACATATATTTAACATAATAAGGTTCAAATTTAAACGAAACCTTTTTATCCTTTAAAAAATCATTTGCTTTCTTTTCAGACTTTGATCTAAATCTCGTCATGTATTTCCTCTACATCAGGCGTGCGGCCTACCCTGGTTAAGTACCTCGGACCAGTAGAGTAATTGAATTTTTTAAGTCCTTGACCGCCGTTAGCATCAGACCAACAAACGTGCTTATAAGAACAATAAACACAGCCAATATGAAGCTTATGGTTCCCAGACTTACCATCAGGAATATCGCTATAACAGCGAGGGGGAGCAATATCAGATTTAACAGTCTGTTTAAGAGACTCAATCCTTTCTTCTGCATTTATCATCTCCATAGAATGAACAGGACAATAACAAAGTTCACCTGATGATTTATCTATTACTACGAAGCCAGCCTTATCTAAGTTATTTGCTTTAGCATAAGCAGATATTTGTGCTATGTAACCAAACGGATCATCTGAATGAATTTTATTTTCTTTAAATTTCTTAAACCCATAACTTGATGCACTCTTGAAATCAACAAGGACATTATCAACTATAGCATCTTGATGACCGACCACACCATTAACAGTAACAGTCTTCTGTTCATCAGTAACTGTATGACCGGCAGTACGAGAGAGAAAGATAAGAAGAGACTCTAGGATATGACCATACAAGAACTTTATTTTGTCTTGTCCCTTTAACTTTTCCTTACCCATCTTGTCGCCATCTCTAACAGTGTACCAAATCTTTCTGTCAGGATGACCGATAAGAGACAACCTTAAATTACCTCTTGATCTTTCTCTCTCTTTAATGGAGCCAGTAACAGCATCCACTATACCTTTTGCTAATTCATCTAAGTCTTCTTTCTTTACCTTAACCTCTTCATCACATTCAAAGATGTTGTAGATATCTTCAACAATAGTATCTATATTTTTTGTCATCTATAATGATCCTGAATTTGAAATACTTTTCTCACCAAACTCGTGGTCTAAAATTTTACTAAGGCTTTTTATAGCTGGCTCTAAATCCATAGGGTTGTTTCCTAAGAACAAACCATTGTCATCAAGTTTACGTGCTTCGACCAGTACTGCTCCTCTCTCAATGTTCTTATAATACTTTTTACATACAGGCTGATTGAAAAAATTACCAGTACATATAGGTCTGTTATCAATAGAATACTCTTCAAGAATTTGTTTTGTTCTTTGCCTAAACGAGTTACGATCAAAGACAAGACCAAAACCAAACCATGAGGAAAGACTATTATCCTCCACCTTTTGAATCCTACAGTAGTCTTTGTTATCAAAATATTTTATAAATGTATCTGCGTTTTTAATTCTTTGATTGTTCATGTCATCTAATTTATTTAGCTGGACAGAACCTAAAGCACCATTCAATTCTCCTGGCCGTACATTATATCCTAGCGTAACAAACTCAAAAGGATTGTTTGTGTAGTACTTTGTACCTCTTGTCCATCCATGTGACCTAAGACTTAACAGCTTGTTATATGTCTCAGGATCATTACAGACAACCATACCACCTTCCATAGTTTGTATGTGATGACTGAAGAATGTACTGAACGTACCTATATCACCAAACCCACCACAGTAAGCGTCTCCTTGCTTTGCACCCATAGACTCGCAGTTGTCTTCAAACAATATTAAATCATATTTATTACACAGAGAGTTGAGTGTTTTAAAGTCACAAGGATTACCTAAAATATTGATAGCTAGAATACCTCGCACACCATCCTTTATGTTGTCCTCAATTTGATCTACATTAATGTTCCAAGTATCTTTATCAACATCTACAAAAATTAAGTCAATGCCGTACTGAATAAACGGGAAGTAAGATGTACTCCAACCAACGGCAGGTACAATAACTTTATCTCCCTTGGATATCCATCCTCTTTCAACAGCAGCAGCCACCATTAAAAGGTTAGCGCTACCACCACTGTTAACTTGAACAGCGTAAGGAAATCCGAAGTACTCACAAAATTCATCCTCAAACTTTTTTACTTTTTCTCCGAAAGTAAATCTACCAGAAGCAATAACTTCATGCATTGCATCTCGTTCTTTATTGTCCCAAGTGTCATGGGCTAAAGGCCAGTTAATTTCAGCAACCATTAGGTAATTCACCTCCGTTTGTAAACCAATATTTTTCTGGTTTATCTGCTAGTAACATCTCTTTTATTAGAGATGTAAAAGTATAATCACAAGTCCACTTTAATTTTGTCTTAGCCTTGGTAGAATCGCCACATAAAACATCTACTTCAGACGGCCTATAAAAATCAGGATTAACTACAACCACTAAATGTTTTTGAGGTTTGTTGTATACATCAGTAAAAAAAACATACCCCTTCTCATCAACTCCCTCTCCTTCCCAGACAACAGTCCTATTACAAGCTATCAAGAAACAACTTTCTACCAGTTCACGGACACTGTTCTTCTTACCTGTAGCCAACACATAGTCGTCAGCCTCTGGCGCTTGTAGCATAAGCCACATGCCCTTAACATAATCTTTAGCATGTCCCCAATCTCGCAGACTAGAAAGGTTTCCTAACTCAAGTGGTTTAGAATTTGGATGCCAGTTAGCCACATACTTAGTTACTTTTCTAGTAACAAACTCTTCTCCCCGTCTAGGACTTTCATGGTTGAACAGGATGCCGTTACAAGCAAACATGTTGTAGGCTTCTCGATAATTTTTTACTGCCCAGTAAGCATAGTGTTTTGCTACGCCATATGGTGAGCGAGGATACATTGGAGTTGTTTCATTTTGAATTGGCTCCTGTATCTTTCCAAACAACTCGCTAGATGAAGCTTGATAAAACTTTGGTTGAGGACAATCTTTTATATTCCTACATGCCTCAAGCAAACGCATTGAACCAAGAGCGTTTATGTCTCCCGTACATACAGGAGTATCGAAAGATATTTTTACATGGCTTTGTGCGGCTAGGTTATAGACTTCAACAGGTTTGATGTTGTTTACTATCTTGGTTAAACCAGCGCTATCAGTCATGTCTCCTACATGTATGGAGATGTTGGGGTTGTCTATAATATGTTCTATATTTTTTGTGTTAGGTGTTGAGCTACGCCTGACCAAACCATGAACATGATAGTTTTTTGATAGGAGTAATTCAGCTAGATAAGAACCATCTTGTCCAGTAAGTCCTGTAATCAAAGCATGTTTTGACATAGTTATTTCCTTAAAAGTGTTAGTCTCCCTCCCGCACTACTAACTCAGTTGCCGCATTTCACCCAGAGAGGCAACCCCTTATTGTGATCTGCTCTAGAAAGGAGCTTCTTGAGCAGCCTCACCACCACCAACTACGAAGCCATCTTTAACAGGTTCAAATTCTGAACCACCGCCACCGTAGGGAACTAAGTCAACTACCTGAACAGCAAGAAGAAAAGAGGCTTTACCTTTTTTATTGTTGTAGTTCCAATCATAAGTAGAAAATTTAACATTGACCAGGCTACCATTTCCGATAAGCCTATCATCCCAATCGTTATTATTAGAATCTTTAACAATAGGAGCAGTGCGTTGTGAACCATCAAGCTTGTTTACCTTACGCTTAATTTTTACAAAGTCACCTTTCTCATCGCCTTTGTTCTGAACAGTAAGACCAAGACTTTCGACCATACTTTTATTGTCCTCATCAAGGCAAACATCAACTTGCCATGCATCTTCGTAAGTTGTGTTTGGTTTAACAACGCTTGCCCAGTAAGCTTTACCAGAAATAATATGAGCATCCATAGTACATTCTCCTTTACAATTTACTAAGTCTAACTACTTAGTTTGATAGTTGAGTTTATAAAATACAGGTATAATTTTATAGTGTCAAGATATTTTTTTTAACTTTTGCATAGCAGTTTCATAACAATATAGTTCATCTTGTGTAGCCACGTATGCAGGTCTTCTAAGTTTGCCGTTTGCTCTGCCAAACCTATCTTTAACTATAAGTTCAGCCGCAAGCATAAAGCCTTTTAATTGAAACGTATCTTCTCCTTTCTTTATTATTAAAGCAAATAAATCTATACCGGAAAGATGTCTTGAGTTAGAAATTAACATTCCATTCTCATGGATTGTAGTTTTAACATCAACACAAACACCGTCTATATTTAGATCACCATCGTCAGTCCCTTTAGCTTTTGATTTAGGATCAAGTATCATAAAGTCTATCGGGTATAAGTTACATAGCTTTGCAAAGGCTAACTCTGCCTCTGCACCTATGATATCTATCATGTTAGTATCTGCAATGGAGCTATCGAATATTCCAGCGCCTCTATTCTTTTGACTACGAGACTTACCAATGAACGCGCTGGTCCTCAACTCCGCATTTGTTAAAGTTATTAATGCGTCAGTGACCAGTTGTGGCCGACTTTGTATTCGCTGTCCAGTGGGCATTTGATACCTAACCTTTCTTGAGTTTTTCTCATAGCCAATTTGGTTAGCTCTCCAAATTCTTCAGCCTGATCTTTATTAATTTCATGTTGGTATTCGTCATGTATTGACGCAACAAGACGCGCCTTCATTTCAGTGTAGGAGAGTGAATCATGTATGTCAACTAACCATTGCTTACATATTACTGCACCTGCACCTTGTACTAAAAGATTTACTGCCGAGTGTTTGTTCCTCACCATCAGTTTCCTACCATCCAAACCGATAAGATATCCTCTGTTAGAGGCAGCATCTACTTTCGCTCTAAGCGTTGCCAAGGCTGGCACGTTAGACAAGAAGGTATCTATTAGTCTCTGACCATCTTGTGCTGTACCGCCTACCACAGAGCCGATTTTAGCTGCCCCTGCACCATAGATAAACGCATAGATAAATGTCTTAGCTTGATCGCGTGTCTCTAACCCTGCCGCATGTTGGTTAGCAGTGTGTATGTCACCATCAACAACATCGCTAGTGAACTTACTGTCGTTTAAATAATGTGCCAGCGCACGTAGCTCCAAAGAAGAAGCATCACAGCCAACAAGTACAAGGCTAGGTGAATCCCCAGCAGTCCAGCATTCTCTGCATTCCTTACCATACGGTGAGTAACTAGCTGGAACCTGCGCCATATTCGGAGAATGATGCGCCATTCTTCCAGAGATAGCACGTAGCGTAAGAACTTGTCCATGTACCTTTCCATCATCTTTAACAGCATCTATCCACGATTGTATCTGTGCTATCCTTTTACGAAGCATGAGAAACTCTGCTATCTTTTTTGCTTCAGGTAAATCTACATCCTTCAGCACACCCTCATCAACAATCGGATGACCTTTCTCTGTAAACTTCTTAGGCTTCCAACCTTTAGATAAAAGTCTTTTAACTATCTGTTGCCTGGAAGACAGGTTAAATTCTTGATAGTCGATAGCAGAGTGAACACCACCCACAGTAGATATATCTTCTATGTGTCTTAGCCCAACCGTAGATAAGCTACCATCTTTTTTAATTTTAGGTATGACTTCCCTGACAAGTACAGGTATAGGCGGGAACATATCTGTAACATCTTTTTCAATTTGATCTGATTGATCTTTTAATTTAGCAACAAGACAAGTAGCCTTTTGCATATCCAAGGTGAAGCCGTTCCTCTCTTGTTGAGAAACTAACTTCCTAACTTCGTATTCTAAATCTATACACTGTCTCCGAATAGACTTCACGTCTGTCTGAAGCGCAATGTAAACTCTCTCGGTAAGTTCTACATCTCGAATACAATAGTCCACCATCTCTTGAGTGAGACAAGAGAAGTCATGGAAGTCTATCTTATCGAAGCCTAACCTTTGCCCCCAAGATTCCAGGGAATGACCGCCATCTCTTACAGGAGATGTAAGCTGGGATAAGATTAGAGTATCCTCAATACGATCTATATCAATATCAACTGAAGTAAGGTTGTTAAGAACATAGGCGTCAAAAGATATGCCGTTGTGCATGATGAATTTAGACACACGCTTTGCGAACAAAGGAAATGTTTCATAACACTGTTGCTCTTTCCAGACATGTATCTTACCTGACTCACGTTCCTTGGCTACGATACAAAATATTTCTGTTGCATCTAAGCCATCAGTCTCAATGTCTAAGACAACTTCCATTTCTAAAGTTCCTTGTCTGAACTATCTCCTTCTGGATCATCGCCTAGATTGTGTACCTCTGTCAACCTTCCCGTATCTTTGTTGAAGAATAAGTGGGAAGCTACACCAGTATCTCCCGCATACCTGTTCTTCAATACTCTGATGGTTGTTGTGTTGGCTATGTTAGGATCATCAGACTGTTGGTCACGCTCCATAGCCACCACCGCATCACTAAGCTGCGCTATGCTCTGGCTACCTCTAAGGTGTGACAAGCTAACCTCTCTACCATTCTCATGGCCGTTGTCGCCTTGTGCGCGGCGTAGGTGGGAGACAAGAAGCATTGCTACGTTTGTCTCCTCGACAATCGATCTTAGCTTGGTCATCAGATTATCAATGTTCCTACGTTCATCATCACCTTCCAGACCAGACACCAGGATTGATAAGTGATCCAAGAATATCCACTTACAGTCTAACGCTTTCACCATGTAACGTACACGCGAAAGTATCTCATCAGTCTTCATGCTTCCAAAGTGATCGAATGCAAAGAACCTACGAGTACCCACCGTTGCATCTTGCCAAGTGCGTAAGTCACTCATGCTAAATTGATCACGCACCTCTCGAATGTACAGCCTAGCGTTTGCCTCGACCGACATGAGGTGGAAGATGGTGGACCTGACATTCTCTTCCAAAGATATCACGCCAATGTTTTCTTCTGTGTTGTTCAGTACATGATGCATAAGTTCACGCATGACACTGGACTTACCAGTACCTGTACCCGCCGTGAATGTTACTAGCTCACCTGTACGAATACCATACAGCTTCTCATTCAAACCCTCGAATGGATACAGACAAGTCTTGTACTCACCTTCATCGTACAGACCATCACCCATGTCAGCCAGATTAAGGATACCGGCAGGGGTGTAGACCTTGGCGTTCCACCATGCTTGGGAAAACTGTTCACGCTTGCCACCCTGTAGGTATTCAGATGCGTCCTTGCCATCAGTCATGTTAACAATGCGGCAAGTGTTTGGCTCGAACAGTGTGGCTACTTGTTGTGATGCTTTCTTTCCCTTGTCATCTGCATCAAAGCACAAGACAACATTATCAAACTTTGAAAGGTATTCTAAGTTAGCCTTGCAATCTTTGAATGCAGAATGAACACCATTCTTGATAGAAAGCACAGGCCATTTGCTTCCAAGCATTTCGAATGCAGACAAGGCATCCAACTCGCCTTCGCAAATTGTAACGTATTTACCACCGGAACTGAAAAGGTTCTGACCAAACAGAGCAGCCTTACCTAATGCTCCTACCGGCTCTGTTGGAAAGTCTTTTGTCTCTACGATACGAACCTTGTCAGCAATGTGGTTACCTTTAACATCATAGTAAGGATAACGATGTTTTATTATATTACCTTCTTGATCTTTAACTATTCTAACATTGTATTTTTTACAGGTGTTAGAAGCTATCTTTCTATCAGGGATTGAAGTTATTATTCCTTCAGTAGATTTTAATGGGGTGACATTAGTGGTGATAGGTTTAGACATGATAGGGTAATCTCCTTTGCCTTCAAATCTTGTTTGACAACTAAAACAATACTCATGTCCATCAGAGTACAACGCTCTTGCATCTGATGAACCGCAACTATCGCACGACCTATGTGCCTCAATCAATACGTTCTCTTCGTTGTCCATGCTTTCCTCTTAGCTAGTGGTGAATAACTAAATAACATATTTAAAAAACTTAATCAATAATTTATTTTTATATATTAAAATCAATAACTTAAAAAATTGTTCACGTATGAGAGAGATGTATATAAAATCTTAACAATCTTCCTGTTCATCCATGATGTTAGACACAAAAGAAAAGTCACCAGCTTTTATTTCGTCTGTCTCCTCTGTTGCTAATCGTCTAGCTTCTTTTCTAGAATAACCTTCATCAAGATATAAATCTAATAGTTCTTTATAAATTGTTTTTCTATCTTTTTCCCACAGATGTTTCATTTTCCCTGTCCACGATACGCTTTCCAATCCCTTTTTTTATGTTTACTTTTAGGACTAGTATTAATTGAATTACCTATACTTGTTTTCATGTGTCTTTTCATTTCAGATTTAGTTTTTAATTCTTTAGTTTTTCTTGTAGCCATTAGTTAACTACCTCTTCATTATTATTATTTGTCAATGCTTCCCAGCTTTCAGGAAACAACTTGCTAATTATTTTATCCCATTCTGTAGCCAACTCTTTAATTTCTTGTTGTGCTGTGTCTTCACTTCGTAGATTATATGCTCTAGCAAATGCAGCCAGTGAACCTGTAACATAATAACTTGTATACATTGCTTGTGGTAAAACCATTCTCGCTTGTTCAGGACAGATATTTAATGCTAACAATGCCTCGTAAGTTTTCATGCATGTATAGTATATTTCTTTTGGAGTGCTTGTAGTTTGATCTATGGCGCGAGAAACCCCATCAACAAACCAAATCTTTCTATCTAACCGTTCATCTAAAACACCTTCTTTATCAGAACCTTGCTTGATATTGTCTGCCCTAAACCTCCATATCTCAGGAGAATAAAATTCAGGATCACTATCCACATATCTTCTACTCACTTCGTTGTAAGTAAAACCGACCGTGTGTTTAAACCTTTGCCTCGCAACAAATATAGGTACAGTTTCTCTTAAAGTTATAGAACAATGAGTGAATGGAGTGAAGTGGTTGTGCCTAGCCAAGTATTTAATTAGCTTTATATCTTTCTCATAAAGTTCTTTATCAGTTGGTGGAGAGTTTATATCCTTCTTCCACTCAGACTGTTTGTCAAAAGAAACCCTTGCCGCATCAACAACTGTAAGATCATCTCCCAATTTATTTATAAGTTCAACTTTCATTTAGTTTCCTATCTGATATTTGTTCTAGTTTATTATCTAAGTAGTTTACTCTCTTTCTTAGGTAGTCATTCTCTTCTACTAACTCCGCTATTCTTTTATAGTGAGAGTAAGTTGCAGAAGTCATCTGGGATATTTGATCTTTCAGAATTTTTATAGTTGATTTCTCATCCATTTTACTTACCTGTTCTTATGAATTTTAAGTACCTCATCTCTCAATACTTGTACTCTTGTAGCTAAATCATGTAGCTTTTGTTCTTGTGCAAGACTTAGGAAAACAATATCGTTTATTTTATCTAGTGTTTCGTTGAGGGTTGCTATGATGTAAGCATCATTCTCCCTGTTGTCTTCTTTTATTTTAAGTAAACCTATCTTAATTGTGGCAGGGTCTATTAATTTATTCTCGTTACCACTAAGAGATAAGTCTTTTATTATTGCGCTTAGATTATAACTCATTATGTATTATCTCCAAAGCCAAACTCAGGGTAGTCGTCACTAAGATACTGTTCTAAGTCTTCTTGTATCTTTTTTAAATCTTTAATAACATCTTCTATTTCTTTCTGGCTTATACTTTTAAAAGATTTTAAATTTAAAGAACCAAGAATTAATTTCTTTAAAGACACACTACTTACTCTGGATGGTGGGTGGTCTAAGTTATCTTTGTATAAAGATATATAAGGAATATTTGCTGTACCTTTATTACCCTCATGTTTCCAATCATGGTTTTCTCTTTCGTACTTTAAGAAAACTTCCTCTCCAATTCTAATCTTTTTCATGGTGGCTCTCCATTGTGTTTATGTGTACTAGTGGTAAGGCGGGTAGAAGGGACAGGCTTATTGTCTTAAATAAACCTGCCCCTGACAACTAGTGAATGGTTCTTAGAGTAGTATGGATGTAATCTTGATCATCACTAGCCCACTCCTCAAGACCATTTAGAAAGTCGTTGATGTCGTCTAAGTCTAACTGCTCTATAGCAACACAGTCAGCGACACCTAGAATATAATCCTTCATGTAAGATGGAATTTCCTCATGGGTTTTATAATCATAAACCATTTCAACTTCCTTTCTAATCTAATTGTTATTATGCTGCTTCAAGAAAGTCCTCAAATGTTTTAGAGTTAAACCATTTGCGTACAGTTTCTTGCCGCTTAAATAAGCTATCATTGTCAGCGTTNCTACGCAATGGGAACCTATTATCATTGTGACTAGCATAGTGTGTCATGGCTGACGTTACAGCAAACAAATTATTACCTCGNTTAGTAACCTCATCCATGCATTGAGCATACAACCTAACCGCTAAAGTATTTTTCTTCTTAGGGTCTTGGTTGTTAGTGAGTTTAGAAAACAAGAGAGGTACGTTATGTTTGTAACTAATCTTAGTGTCAGCCCATTTTTGATATGTATCTGCTACATTTTTATAGTTAGCCATGCAATCATCAAAGGCTTTCATGAAACCATCTATAGTAAAGTTCTTTGTGTGCTTACGCCTAGTCACATCGTAGTCACCTAAGATCATACCGTTGGTGCAGAAAGCATCTATTAACCCACCATAAAAGACAACAGAGGATGATCCATTAAAAGTATTCTTTAGAATAAATCGAAGCATCATATTTGTTTTATGTCCGGTGTCTGTCTCGACAGGTTTCTTTACGCTAGGAAAGATATACTCCGAGAAACATACAGCACCATCTTTGGCAATGTGATCTTTGATCTGAACATCAGCCAGGACTGTAGGGTCAAAGTAATTAATCATCTGCTCTTGTAGAGGCATAAGTATTTCTTCGTTCTCTACTATCCTATAGTTAGACTTTACTATAGACAGAAAACTATCCTCTTCAGAGATACCGTTACCTCGCGTTAACATCTTATGCTTATAAGCTTCGCAGCCAGTAGCTTCACCTACTACGTCTTGCTCATAAACCTTAAAGAATACTTCCCTATCGTTTGTAGTGGTAAGATGATCTAACATATTAATTTTTCCTCCATCTAATGCTGATCCATAATGTGTGTTCTGATTACCGTACAACATTGTCGCTACCTCCGATCACTTGGGTTGGTTGTGGTTTGTCGAGTAGTAGTTTTTGTAAATTAATTACAACACTTTCTAACATCTTTATCTTTTCATGTAAAGCATCTATGTGATTTTTATTTTCCTCTACTTTCAAAAGGTTACTATCGATTGTCTTCGCGTGTTTCTTAACCTCTGAGATACTATTGTTAATTGTTTTAGAGTTTTCCTTAACCTTCGCAAGGTTACTGTTAATTGTTTTAAAGTTTTTCCTAACCTCTGAGAGGTTATCGCTAATCTCTTTCGAGTGCTTTCCTAACTGCTCTTCATGTGCTGTATCATTAACGTAACCTTTAGCGCCAACAACTGCACCGCCAGCTAAGAGCATTGGCGCACAACCTCCAATGGCTACAGTCGATAAAGTTAAAAGCAACATGTGTACGGGTTTAAAATTTTTCATTTCTTTAATCCTTTTCCTATCCAGGAGTAAATGGTTATCTCTTTGCCTTTATCTGCAGTCTCTCCGGTAACTGGGCAACGAGTTATGATAATGTTATCCCTAGTATCCACTACTAAATTTATCATAGATGCGATAAACTCTCTCTTTAATTTCTCCTCTTCTTCATTCCAAAATATTCTAAAGCATACTTCCTTTCTGTCATACTCGGGTGAGTATTCTACATAAGCCGTGATCTGTTCCTTACCTTCTGTCGAAGAGTTTATATTCTCTTTATTAACTTTTATCATAATCTACCTTTCCTGTTACACAGAACTTTGAGAATGCTTCGTACTCTTTTCTTTTATTCTCTTCACTACTCCACCATATTGGTAAAGGTCTTATGTTTCTTTTATAAGCTTCTTCCCAGATTTCATATGGTATATCTAGCATTCGTTATTATCCTTCCTATTCTTCATAACTATTTCATAAATAGCATCGCTATATCTATCCGCTAAAGCCATCAACATATTCTGTTCCCTACCTGTTAACTCTGGGAAAAGTATTCCATAGGTTAAGAAGTTGTTGTACATAACCTCGAATGTATCGTGAGTTATGTCTCGCTTCACGAAAGCTTTTACTTTGTCTTCATCGTTTTTCATTTTATCTTAGTCCTGCTTTCTTCACGGCACTTAATTTTCTCTTGGCTTGGTTTCCTCCAGGTTTTTTCTTCTTAAATAGCAGTGATTTTTTCATGTGCCATCCAATTGCTGCACCCAAGGCGTAGCATAGGGCTGCTGTAGCAATCAGCATAGCGAAGCATGTATCTGTCATATCACTTGCTTTCTCTTTTAGCTGGCTGTAGGATAATATCTTCTCTTTGCTTCTTGTATTTCTCTGGGGAGTACTTTCTTTTAAAGAAGTCTTTCTCATAACCTAACCTCTTACAAATAGTTTCTCTATTTAATTTATGGTTATCTTCTATTTCTTTTTTCGATTG